GTGATACCGGATGATGAATATACTCTTCCGGTAAATTCCGTTGTATACCTAGAGGCTTATGGTAATCTAATAGGTGATGAAGACTGTAAGTTTACTTTCCCACGTGATGATGTATATACACAAAGTGGATTTGATCACAACTATATAGCGCCTTATAATAGTACTTCTTTAGAATTTTATGCTACTGCATACCAAGCACTAACAATAGATTCTTATGGAAGTAGCACAGATTCTCTTACTATAGAGTTCTCTGGAGATTTAATACTACAAGGAGCAAATACCTCTTTAGAAGGATTTGCTTCAGCGACAAAATTAATTAATAATAGTTTCTTTTTTGGCGCTAATGATATTACAATAGATACAGATATTAGAACCCTAGATGGTACTAATAATATAAGAATTAAAAATATAGCAGCTAATGTAACAAATCCTAGTATTACTAGTGATGATGAAGATACTGGAATTGGAGCAGATGGAAGTAATTCTATTGCACTTATTGCTGGTGGAATATTAAACTCTATATTAAGAAAAGATGCTTTTGGCTCCTCAGGGAATACTTGGGAATTTTTAAATTTAACAACAGCACCAAGCTCTAATCCCGTTGGAGGAGGTTTTCTCTACGTAGAGGATGGTGCTATTAAGTGGAGAGGCAGTAGTGGTACTGTTACTACTATAGGAAATGCATAATGGCGCAAAGAGAAGTATTAACATTAAACCAATCAATTCCTAGAGTAGAAGTCCCACAAACGGGTGATACCTATCTTTTCCCAGTAGACGTATATTTTGAAGGTGATGAGGTAAGATTAGGTAATCCTTCCAACTCTAATACAAGATTTATATATTTTATACCATCTGGTGGATCTACAGCTAATTCTAGTTATATTTCTTCCGGAGGAGCTTTAACTATTACAACAGTTAATAGCTTAGATGATTTACTATTAAATGCGGGTGGGGATATTAATCTTATATCCCGTACAGGCAATACAATAATAAAAGCACTAAGTGCATCTAAAGGTGTAGTATTTAAAGATAGTAGTGATAATGATGTATTAGTACTTAATAGTATTTCTATAAGTTTCTACTCTTCTGGATTACTACAATGGACATTTGATACTGCAGGTATAACCGCTTCTAATACTAGTGGTCCTAAGATACTTAATGATACTGGATCTGATGCAGCACCTAACTTATTACCAAATAAAACAGATACAGATACTGGTATATGGGGTGCAGCAGATAAGTTGAATTTTGCTTGTGGAGGTCTATTAGCTTTAGAACTAGGAGAAGGATATTATGGAGCAACAGGTACTACATTATACATACCAAATACGGCCACTGCCCCTTCATCTAACCCAGGAAGTGGGGGATTATTATATGCAGAAGCAGGGGCATTAAAATGGCGTAGTAGTAACGGAACAGTTACTACTATTGCAGTAGCCTAATAATAAAGGAAACCTAAATGGGTGAACACGAAAACGAAATACATAGATTAGTACACCGAGCGCATGAGCGTATTGATGTAATAGATAAAGATACCATAATAAATAAAACTACTATGGGATTTCAAGAAAGAAGACTTATTAATTTAGAAACAGCTATGACTACTCATATGGCTGAAGAAGCTAAAGAATGGGAAAAATTAAACTTAAAAATAGATAATATCCTAAGATATAAATGGATAATTATTGGTGTACTTGGAACTTTATGGATATTATCCGATTCAAGTAAAATGTCTATAGTTATTAGCAAGGCATTAGGACTATAATATGGCAGAAGGACAAACTAATTTTATAATTAAAAAGGGAGCAACATGGCCTAAAACTATCATATATACAGATAGTGAAGGTACTCCAGTACCTTTAACAAACTACACTGTAGTTATGGATATTAAAGAAAGATTAGATTCTACTAGTCCTATTCTACAACTATCTATAGGCAGTGGAATAACTGTTACTCCTGCAGAAGGTAAAATAGAAATAAAGATTACAGATGCACAAACCTCAGCAATAACAATTACTGAAGGTGTATATGATCTTAAGATTACCGATCCATCTAGTCCAGGAGAATCAACATATTTACTAGAAGGAAGTATAGTATTTAAACCAAGTGTATCATAATGAGTGATGAAATAGTAGTTGTAGAAAATATCCAAACTAAGGTAACTATTGAAAATCAAGTAAATGATGTATTAATTGATGAGTCTACAAAAAAAGTAGTAGTTGTTAATGATATAGTCACTGTAGTAGATAAAGATAATAGTGTTAATGTTGTTTCAGTAGGTATAGTAGGTCCTCGAGCACCTGTTGAACCAGGTATTGAAAATATAAAGCTTGAGTTCGTAGGTAAAGGTACTGGATCTAGTAAGACTACAACTGTTATTATAGGTGAGGCTACTCTTGCAGAAGTTTTTGGTATAGGTGATGAATTATACTTACAATGGATTTTACCTACTAATATTGATGTTACTATACCACCAATACTAGAAGGACATTTTTTCCCTTCAGGTAATGAAACAGATACAACAGTTTCTTGGCAAATTGATCTTCATGTAGACGAAACTGATATCCCATTAGATTCAGTTACTACTATTATATATATAATAGATGCCCCATTACCAGACACTGCCTATCTAGTAACAGCTGGAGAACTGGAATTCCCTAATAGTGGATTTCTATCAGCTGATACTGAAGCTGTACATATACGTATTAAACGTATTTCATCTACTGATGACCCATCAGCAAAAGTTGGGATTGAACATTTAGCTATTAGATATACAACAGATGGTAAAATAGGCCATACTGGTGAAAAGGGTGATCCTGGTGATCCTTATACTAATAAAATTATACCGGGAATAGTTTATACTATACTTGATTCTGATAGTGGTAGCAACCTAATTTTTACTAATGCAAATTCTATTGCAATCACTCTACCAGATGATCTATCTGTAGATCATCAATGCAAAATAATACAAGTTGGTTTAGGTATACCAACTGTTACACCTATTACTGATACTATTAATGGAGCAGGAGTAGGAGTTTCTCCTACAGCACAATGGAAAGAGTTGCTTCTAAATCAATATGCTGCAACTACTTGGTTGGCAAGTTATTAATTTATTTTTAGTTATAAGATAACTTAATAGTAGCAAGTATAGCTACTAAAAAACAAAAAAAGTTCTTGACAACTGCAAAAACTTTTGGTATAATAATGTTAATAGTGGAATTTTTCATATGGAATTAAAAAGAGACGAAATAAAATATATTAGAGATTTAGCTAAGAAAAGCTATAATAGAGATACAGAATGTAGAATATGTTTGTCGTCTGAAGATTTACAGTTTCATCACTTTTATTCTTTAACCTTATTATGGAATAAATGGAAAAAGCAGAATAAAATAATAATTAATACTGTTGATGATATACTAGAACATAGAGAAGTTTTTAAAGAAGAATTTAATAAAGAATTATATGAGGATACTGTTACATTATGTAAACATCATCATATGGGAGTTCTACATAAGATATATGGAAAAATCCCACCTTTAGGTACCGCCAAGAAACAAAAACGGTGGGTAGAAAAACAAAGAGATAAACATTTAATTAAAATGGAGAATAAATAATGGGAACACAAGCAAAAAATAGAGCTAAACTTATAGTAATGAAAGATAAGGTTTCTGATGAAGCGAATATTGGAATCAGTCCAGCTGTTGTTGCAGCTTCAATGCCAGCAGCTGGTGGTACACTACCTATCTATGATGAAACTGGTGTCCTATTAGGATATGTAGCTTTATACACTAACCCAGATTTAACATAATAATATTATGAGATGGTTAGACGATCTAAGGGAAAAATTAAATCCTGCACAGGAAAGTATTGTTAGAGATTATGGAGAGTCGAGTACATCGTCATCTAATACATTTTCAATACAAACCTCTTATAATACATTAGAATGTATTAGACGCGGAACAGATTTAATTGTAGATTGTGCATCAAATATACGTATTGAGGTACAAGAAAAAGTATCTGGTATAGGGATGATACCAGAAATACCTAGAAAGAAAAAAGTAGAAAAGCTATTAAATAATCAGCCTAATCCTTATATATCCGTAGATATATTCTATAGAAATATATATCTGGATTTAATGTTAGAAGGTAATGCCTTTTTATATTATGATGGTGCTTTCTTATATAATCTACCTGCTGGTTCTGTAGAGATAGTTTCTGATGAAAAGAAATTTATAAAGTTATATAAATATAATGGTACAATAGAATTTAGCCCAAAAGAAGTAATTCATATTAGAGATAATAATGGTACTAGCATTTTCAGAGGAGTATCTAGATTAGAATCTTCTAAGAAAAGTATAGATGCTCTACATAATATGATAGAGTTTCAAAACAACTTCTTTAAGAATGGTGCTGTTCCAGGACTAGTAATAAAATCGCCCGATGTTTTAGGTAAGAAAATAAAAAACAGAATACTAATAGAATGGATGCAGAAGTATAATCCAAAAACTGGTGGTCGTCGTCCAATGATATTAGATGGTGGCTTTGATATAGATAAATTAGGTAATACAAACTTTAAAGAATTAGGTTTTGAAGAATCAATAGAGTCTCATGAAAACAAAATTCTAAAGGCCTTAGGAGTTCCTCCAGTACTACTAAATTCTGGTAATAATGCAAACATTACTCCTAATCTTAAATTATTCTATATTACTACTATAATACCATTAACAGAAATGGTATTATCTTCATTAGAACATTTCTTTGGTTATGCATTAAAAAACAATACAAGAGAAGTTCTAGCACTAAGACCAGAATTAAAAGATGAAGCTAATTATTATGCTACATTAGTAAATACTGGTATTATAACAAGAAATGAAGCTAGAGAAAAATTAAGGTTTGATAAGAATACTGATCAAGAATTTGCAGACGAATTAATAATGCCAGCTAATATTGCTGGAAGTGCATTACCTGGATCTAGTAATGATGGTGGAAAGCCAATAGAGGAAGAAGACTAATGAAAAAAACATTTAATTTATTTTCTCACTTTGATATTAAAGCAGTATCTAGTGATAATGAAGATTCTATTACTATAGAAGGGTATGCAAATACTGTTACTAAAGATAGAATGGGAGATGTTATAGCACAGGAAGCTTGGACTAAAGGAGGATTAGATAATTATTTAAAAAATCCTATAGTTTTAGCATATCACGATCATAGACGTCCAATTGGTGGCATAGTTGATATGCATACAAATGAAAAAGGTCTCTACGTAGTTGCAGAAATATCTAAAGCCGCAGGTGATGTATACCAACTAGTTAAAAGTGGTATACTAAAAACCTTCTCAGTTGGATTTTCAGTTAAAGATGCAGATTATGATGATACAACAGATATATTTGTTATTAAAGATTTAGAATTATTAGAAGTAAGTGTAGTTTCTGTACCTGCAAATGCAGATTCATTATTTTCACTAAGAAAGTCATTTGCAAATAGTACAGAGTACGAAAATTTTAAAAATACATACAACCAAAAAGGAATAGAGAATATGAAAACAGAAGAAGAACTAAGAATTGAAAAAGAAGCTTTAGAAGCCGAAAAGAAAAAATTTGAAGAAGAAAAAGCAGCCCAAGTAGTTAAAGACGCAGAAGTAAAAGCCTCTGCACTTGACGTGGAAACGTTAGTAAAACAAATAACAGACTCTCTAGGGTCTAAAGCAAAAGAAGCTAAGGAGAAAGAAATGGCAGATATTAAAACAGGTGATACAGGTGCAGAACAGTTAATTAAAGCACTTACTGAACGCCTAGATAAGAACGAAACAGAAACTAAAGACGTGCTAGATGGTCTTAGAACTGAACTTAAAGAAAAGAGTGATGAGCTACAAGCAATCACTAAGTCTAAAATGTCCTTTGAAGAAAAGAACACAGAAGGTGCTATCTCAGCACAAGAGAAAGATACAGCATCTCTTTTATCTATTATCATGGGTAAAGGTATGTTTGATACTGACTTTGGTAAGGGTATTATCCAAAAATCTGGTGCTCAGCATATTCCAGGATCAGCCGGTGCTTCCGACTGGGAAAAAGAATGGTCAACACGTATTCATCAAACAATGCGTCAATCACTAATCGTTGAGCCTCTATTTAGTACTATTGCTATGAATACATATGCAATGCAAATTCCAGTTAATCCAGATGCTGGATTAGCTACATGGATTTCAACAGCTAATATGAGAGGAGCAAACTCTACAGGAACAGCAGTTGATCACGCATTAACAGATACAACACTTAAAGCTGAAAAGTTAGCAGCAAAAGCCTATTTAGGTTATGAAGAAGAAGAAGATGCAATTCTTCCAATCCTTCCTGTAATCCAAGATGCTATTATACGTAGTATGGCTCGTGAGTCAGATCGTACAATCCTTCGTGGAGACACAGCAATATCCCCAGCAGAATGTTTATGGGATGGTTTAGCTACAATTGCTACAACAGATAGTAAGGTAACTAATATCTCAGCAGCAAGTGGTAAAGCAACTATTGATACACTAGCAGCTATGAGAAAGGACTTAGGTATTTATGGATTAGATCCTTCAGCACTTACTTTCGTAGTAAGTACAGATGTATACTATGATCTATTAGATGATCCAGACTTCCGCACAGTAGATATGGTAGGTGCTGATAGAGCAACTATTATCTCAGGACAAATTGGTACAGTAGGTGGTTCTCCAGTTATTGTTTCCGGTGAGTTCGCTGCTAAGGCAGATACTGCAATCGGCGCAGTTTGTGTTTACAAGCCAAACTTCATGGTAGGTAGCTTACGTGGAATGATGGTAGAACGCGATCGTGATATTGAACAACAAAAGAACATCATTGTTGCATCACGTAGACTAGGCTTCATCCAGTTAACTGGTAGTCAAGGTGTTTCTACACTAACATACACAGCGTAATATAAACAAAACTCAGCAGTGGTACAATTGTGTATCGCTGCTAGTTTTAATAAGAGCATTATACATGGCAACAAACTTAGTAACTTTAGAAGAATATAAACGATATAAAGGAATCTCTAGTGAAAAAGATGATTCTAAGCTTCGTTTTATTTTAAATTCAGTTAGTGTTCTTATTAAAACTTATTGTGGTCGTACTTTTATAGATTATTATACAGCTAGTAAAACAGAATATAGTAATGGTGCAGATTATGGACTTCAGTTTGTAGATGAATCACCAATACAAGCAATCTCATCTGTTAATGTATCTACAGATGGTGGTGTTACAAAAACTCTATTAGTAGAAAATACTGATTATTTTGTTGATTATGAAAGTGGCTGTCTAACGACAGCAGGTGGTTCTTCTTTTGTAAGTAGTTCCGTAGCTCATAAAAGTTTAGAAGTTATCTATACTGGTGGTTATGAAAAAACTCCAGAAGACTTAGCTCTAGCTATTTATGACTTAATCGATTACTATAGAAATGAAGAATATACACAAACAAAAACAATGAATTCTGCAACTATAGAACAACCAGAATTATTAACAACAGATTTTCCTACACATGTACAAAGAATACTAAAACTATATAAACAAGATTATGTCTAATACTTCAATGGCCTCTTGGCTTGATTCTTTAACTAAAAATTTAGAACTTAAATTAAAAGAAGAATTAAGTATACAGGCTCATATAGTAGTTTTATCTGAAGAATATCTCTCAAAAGGTTTAGGAATAAGTCAAAGTAATATAAAGAATATTTGGTCAGAAGTAAGCTCCCTACAAAATATACAAGAAGGTATAGAGTGGGTTGATAGTAAAAAAACTATAATATTTAATACAACAAGAAATAATTATGCACTAGCTAATAATGTAGTAAATATAGTAGCCAGATATGCAGATGAAGACTTAGATGCTAGTCATATAGCTAATCCAAGTACTAT